ATGGCGGACAGTCCCAAGTCCCGCCGTCAGGGTGAACTGACGGCGCCTCCGCGGCGTGCCCATGCCGAGTGGAGCGCAATCTTTCTGGGCGAGTTGGCCGCGACCTCGAATGTCACGGCAGCCGCGAACAAGGCCGGAGTGTCGACGCGCGTGGTCTATGAGACGCGCCGCCATGATGCCGAATTCGCCCGCGCCTGGCGCTCGTCGCTGTGCGAGGGGTATGATGCGCTGGAAATGGCGCTGCTCTATCGCCTGCGCGTGGGCGAGTTGAAGCCGGTGGCGGGGGGTGCAAAGCGCGCCACGCGCAGCTTTGACAATGCCACTGCGCTGCGCCTGCTGGCCGCCCACCGCGAGACGGTGGCCCGTGAACGCGCCATCCGCGAGGAGGAGGATGCCGACGCCATCCTCGCCTCGATCAACGCCAAGCTGGAAAAAATGCGCGAGCGCTGGCTGGCGTCCAAGGAGGCCGGAGAACAGGAGGCAGGCGATGAGCAATAGCGAGATGCTCGAATGCCTGCTGGCCCAACCAGAGGCGCAAAGGCAGGCGAGTCTTTCCGTGTTGAGCGGCGAAGAACGCGCCGAACTGCGCCATCACTGGGAGCTCTGGGCAAGGCCTGAGCAATTGCCGCCCGATGGCGACTGGCGGATCTGGCTGGTGATGGCCGGGCGCGGTTTCGGCAAGACGCGGCTGGGCGCCGAATGGGTCCGCCGCGTGGCGGGCGATTATCCCGATGCGCGGATCGCTTTGGTGGGCGCGTCGCTGGGTGAGGCCCGCGCGGTGATGGTGGAGGGGGAAAGCGGGCTGCTGGCCTGCTCTCCGCCGCGCCGCCGCCCCCGGTTCGAGCCGTCGCTGCGGCGGCTGATCTGGCCCAATGGGGCGCAGGCGACGCTCTATTCGGCGGGCGAACCCGAAAGCCTGCGCGGGCCGCAACACAGCCATGCGTGGTGCGACGAGATCGCCAAATGGGACAATGCCGCCCAGCGCGCCGAGCAAGGCTGGAACAACCTGCTGCTGGGCATGCGCCTTGGCGAAAATCCGCAGGTTCTGGCCACGACCACGCCGCGCGCGGTGCCGCTCCTGCTGCAACTGCTGGGGCAGGAGGATGTGACCATCACGCGTGGCCGCACGCAGGACAATCTCTCGAACCTGCCTGCGCGATTCCTGAAGGATATGCGCCGGACCTTTGGCCGCTCGGCCTTGGCGCGGCAGGAATTGGACGGCGAATTGCTGACCGACATCGAGGGGGCGCTCTGGACCCGCGCGATGATCGAGGCGGCGCGTGAAGACGCCGCCGGGGCCTCGCCGGTCCGCACCGTGATCGGGGTCGACCCTCCGGCCTCGGCGGCGGGCGATGCTTGCGGGATCATCGTCGCGCAATTGGGCGAGGATGGGGTGGCGCGCATCCTTGCCGACGCCACCGTGCAGCGTGCGAGTCCGGAAAAATGGGCCCGCGCCGTGGCCGAAGCCGCCGCCACATGGCGCGCCGACCGCGTCGTGGCCGAGGCCAATCAGGGCGGCGCGATGGTGGAAAGCGTGCTGCGCGCGGCCTGCATCGCCCTGCCCATCCGGCTGGTCCATGCCAGCATCGGCAAGGCGGCAAGGGCCGAGCCGGTGGCCGCGCTCTATGAGGTCGGGCGGGTGCGCCATGTCGGCGCCTTTCCTGCGCTGGAGGACCAGCTCTGCGGCTTGGTGGCGGGTGGCACCTATCAGGGGCCGGGCCGTTCGCCCGACCGGGCGGACGCTGCGGTCTGGGCGCTGACCGAATTGATGCTTTCCACCCGCGCCCCGCCGCGCGTGCTCGATCTGTGAGTTTTTCGCCCAACCATCTGTTTTGAAAGGCGACCCATGACCCTGCTTGAAACAATCGCTTCCGCCTTCAAGGGCAAGGGAGCCCGCGTGCCGCTGGCCCAATCCTATGTCTCGCCATGGATGTTTGGCGATAGTCATGGCGGGCGGTTGCCCTTTGATTATCACCGTGCGGTGCGCCATGCCTATCTGGAAAATCCGGTGGCGCATCGCGCGGTGCGGCTGGTGGCCGATGGCCTTGCCGGGGCGCCGCTGGCCCCCACCGATCCGGAACTGGCGCTGCTGGTGCTGGAAACCTCGGCGGGGCAATCCTTGCTCGAAACGCTGGCCAGCCAGTTGCTGCTGCATGGCAATGCCTATGTGCAGATCCTCAAGGACCCGATGGGCTATCCGGTCGAACTCTTCGCTTTGCGCCCCGAACGGGTGACGCTGGTGTTCGGCAATGATGGCTGGCCCACGGGGATCACCTATCGGGTGGGGGATCGTTCGATGACGATCCCGATGTGCGATGGCGATGCCTCGCCCAATATCATCCATATCAAGGGCTATCATCCGGGCGACGATCACTATGGCGCGGGCTGCCTTGGCGCGGCGGATCAGGCGGTGGCGACGCATAATGCAGCGGCCAACTGGAACCGGAGCTTGCTGGAGAATGCGGCGCGGCCTTCGGGCGCACTGGTCTATGATGCGGGCAATGGCGCGGGGCTTTCGGGCGAACAGTTCGACCGGCTGCGCGAGGAATTGAACCGGGTGTTTTCGGGGCATCCCAATGCCGGGCGGCCGATGCTGCTCGAAGGCGGCCTGAAATGGCAGTCGATGTCGATGTCGCCCGCAGACATGGATTTCGCCGCGCTGAAATCGGCTGCCGCGCGCGATATTGCGCTGGCCTTTGGCGTGCCGCCGATGCTGCTCGGTCTGCCCGGAGACAGCACCTACAGCAATTACAAGGAGGCCAACAAAGCGCTCTGGCGGCTCACGCTTTTGCCTTTGGCCGACAAGCTGCTTTCCGCCATTGCCGAGGGGCTGGAGGTCTGGTTCCCCGATGCGCGCCTTGCCATCGACCTTGATCGCATCCCCGCGCTGGCCGAGGACCGGCAGGCTTTGTGGACGCAGATCAACGCTGCCGGTTTCCTGACCGACGCGGAAAAGCGCGCGATGCTGGGGCTTCCTGCGCTGGTGCAGCCATGAACCGCGGGGAAATGCTCGCGCGGCTGATGGCGCAGGAGAATGCCGAAGGGGGCGATCTGGTCACCCTGCGCGCGATTGTCGAGGAGGCCAGCGAGCTTGGCGCCGCGCGGATGCTGGCGCGCATGGGCCTCAATGATGATGGCGCGCCCGATGATCTCTCGGAACTGCGCGAACTGCTGCGCGCATGGCGCGATGCCAAGCGCAGCATGTGGAAAGCGGTGATCGACTGGGCGGTGCGCGCGGTGCTGGCCGCGCTGCTGGTGGGCATTGCGATGCGATCGGGCGGGATGGAGTTGCTGAAATGACAGCAGAACCTGATGATGGCCTGCGCTTTGCCGGTTATGCCGCGCTGTTTGACCGGCGCGATGCCGGGCGCGACACGATCCGCCCCGGCGCCTTTGCCCGCACGCTGGCCGAGCGCGCATCGCGCCCCATGCCTTTGTTCTGGCAGCATAACCCGGACCAGCGCATCGGCTGGGTCGAAGATGCCGCCGAGGATGAGCGGGGCCTGCGCGTCATCGCCCGGATCGACAATCCGGCGGGCGGGGCGGCGGCGGCGCTCAGATCGGGCAAGGTCACCGGCCTGAGCTTTGGCTATCGCGCCCGCGCCTTTGACCGCAACGCGCAGGGGCGCGAATTGCGCGACATCGACCTGTTTGAGGTCAGCCTTGTCACCCGCCCGATGCAGCATGACGCGCGGGTCCACATGGTCGCCTGAGCGCGGCCATCCATCACAGATTTTCGTTTTTCGTCAGGCCGCCTTTGGCGGGCGGTTTTTTGTGAGAAAGGTAAATGCCCCATGGAACATGACAATCTCAACGAAGGTCTCGGCGCCTCGTTCGACATCGTGGCGCGTCAGGAAGCCGCCGATGCTGCGCTCCATGCGCTGCGCAGCGAGATCGAGGAAGTGAAGTCGCGTTTCCGCGCCCCTGCCCGCCCGCCGCTCTCGGCCACCCCCGGCGGCCAGCATGAGATGAAAGGTTTCGTCGATGGCTATCTGCGTGCGGGCCGCGACCATGAGTTGAAGTCGCTCAATACGGCGGTGATGGGCGATGGCGGCTTTGTCGTGCCCACGGCTCTGGATCAGCAGATCGCCGAGCGTCTTGTGCGCCTCAGCCCGATCCGCGCGATTGCGCAGGTGGTCCAGACCACCACCTCGGACTATCGCAAGCTGATCGCCACCGGCGCGCCGCAATCGGGCTGGGCCAGCCAGACCGCCGCGCGCAGCGAAACCACCGCGCCCAAATTCGCCGAGATCATCCCCCCCTCGGGCGAACTCTATGCCAACCCCTCGGCCACGCAATTCATGCTGGACGATGCCGGTTTCGATGTTGAAAGCTGGCTGGCGGGCCAGATCGCAGGCGAATTTGCCCGCGCCGAAGGGGCCGCCTTCGTGTCCGGCAATGGCACCAACCAGCCGCTGGGCTTTCTGACGGGCGGCACCAGCGCCGCCGATGATGTCAGCCGCACGTTCGGCACGCTCCAGCATCTGGGTTCGGCGATGCGACCGGGCTGGGCGCTTTGCCCGATGACCGGCTGATCGATCTGGTGATGGCGCTCAAACCCGGCCATCGGCAGGGCGCGGTCTGGGTGATGAATGCGGCCACCATCGCCCTGATCCGCAAGGTCAAGGATTCGACCGGCGCCTATATCTGGCAACCCTCGGTGATCGAGGGCCAGCCCAACCGCCTGCTGGGCTATCCGGTGGTCGAGGCCTCCGACATGCCCGATGTGGCGGCCAATGCCTATCCGATCGCCTTTGGCAATTTCCAGAACGGCTATCTGATCACCGAGCGTTTCGGCACCCGCCTGCTGCGCGATCCTTACAGCAACAAGCCCTATGTCAACTTCTACGCCACCAAGCGCGTGGGCGGGCAGGTGCTGGATAGCGACGCGATCAAGCTGCTCAAGATCACCGCCTAAAGCTCTCCCCCGACTGGCCCCCGCGCCGCAATGCCATTGGGCGCGGGGGCATCTTTTTCGACACAGCCAAAAAGGGAGACCGCCATGACGCGGGTTATCGTCACGCCCCCGGTGCTACCACCTGCGGCGCTGGCCGAGCTGAAGGACTGGCTTGGCATCACTATCTCGGCGGACGATGCGGGTCTTGTCGCCCTGCTGAACACCGCGCTGGATGTTTGTGCCGATTATATCGGCATGGCGCCGTTGAGCGCCACCTATGAAGAGGTCATCACCGTGCCCACCGGGCGGATTGCCCTGCCCGCCCCGGCCGATTGGCAAAGACGTCATTATCCGGCGGACTGGCAGCCGAGGGCCTGCAACGATGGCTGGCACCGGCTGGGCGGGCGGCCCGTCTCGGCGCTGATCAGTGTCGAGGCGTTAAGCGCCGATGGCACGCGCAGCGCGATGCTGCCGGGCCAATATGAGCCGCGCGTCGATGGCGATGGCCAATGTGCGATCCGTATTCCGGCGCAAACCGGCGTTGATCGCGCCGTGATCCGCTTTGCCGCCGGGCTGGTGGATGAATGGTCGGGGCTGCCCGAAACCTTGCGCCACGGGATCATGCGTCTGGCCGCGCATCAATATCGCAGCCGCGAAAGCGCGGGGGCCGATAGTGTCCCGCCTGCCTCGGTCACGGTGCTGTGGCGGCCATGGCGCCGGATGCGCATGGCATGATCGCGGCCTCGTTTCAGCCCGATCCCGCCCAGTTGCTCGCCGCGCTGACCCGGCAGGGCGAGGCCATCGCGCAAGAGATCGCCGCCGGCCGGGCCCGCAACAGCAGCGCCATCTGGCGCAATGCGCGCCTGCTCTGGCCCGCCTTTACCGGCCAAGGAGGATAGGCCCCATGGAAATTCCCCTGCGCGCCCACCTGATCGGCTGGTTGCAAAGCGATACGGCGCTGGTGACCATGCTCAATGCCATCACGCAGGAGGCGCCCAGCCGCACCGCCCTGCCTTGGCTGGCCATCGCCACCAGCGCGAGCATCGACTGGAGCACCAAGACCGAGGCGGGTCATGAAATCCGCATCGCACTGGAACTGCACCTGCGCGGCGACCGGCCCGGGGATGGCGCGGCGGTGACGGCGGCGGTTCAGGCGCGCATCGCTTCCCTTCCCCGCATTGCCGACACTTTCCGCATCGTCACCTTGCAATTCCTGCGCAGCCGCGCCGAACAGCGCGCCAACAACACCGGCGCGATGCTGCTCGAATACCGCTTTCGCACCATCGCGGCCTGACCCCTTTCGTTCCAAGGAGAACACCATGTCCGCTCAATCCGGAGCCGCCTTTCTGCTGAAAGTCACCGATGGCGGCGCGCCGCCCACGTTCAACACGGTGGCGGGCCTGCGCACGACGCAAATGTCGATCGCGGGACAGGCCGTCACCATCACCACCAAGGACAGCGCGGGCTGGCGCGATCTGCTCTCGGGGGCTGGCGCGCGGACCGTTTCGGTCAGCGCCGCCGGGGTCTTCATGGGGTCCGCCGCCGAGACACGCATCCTAGGCAATGCGCTGGGTGGCACGCTCGACACCTATCAGCTCAGCTTTGAGGACGGCAGCCGGATGCAGGGCCAGTTCCTTGTCCAGAAGCTGGAATATGCGGGCGATTACAACAATGAACGCTCCTATACGATCCAGCTTGAAAGCTCCGGCCCGGTGGTGGCGGTATGAGTGGTGGTAGTATGAGCGGGGCCGCCAACCCTTGGCGCGGCGAGGCCAGCCTGACCGTGGCGGGCGAGGCGCGGACCCTGCGCCCCAGCTTTGCCGCGCTGGTCGCCGCCGAGGAGGAACTGGGCCCGCTGTTCGCTTTGGTCGAACGCGCGGCCTCGGGACAATTGCGGCTGGGCGAGTTGATCGGC